CAGGTATTGAGTGACCCTTGGACCTTGATCATCTGCGTCATAGGATTGATGGCCTGTGCAGGCGTACTGCATCGGTGCATCACCCAGCGAGTAGCAAAGTTATCAACGCCACGCGAGATGTCAAAGCTGTGCAGCAAGACCCGGAAGCGCATTAATGGTGACTTTCGTAGGTTTGTGCAGCAGAATCTCGACCTGGCACCGTTCGGAGTGCGAGCAGCACACCCACACCCTGTGCTTGCCACACATCGTAATACTGCAAATGCTGCAATGAAGAATCTAGTTCATGCTGCAGGATTAACACCTTTCTTTGTCAGCCCCTCATCTCGCGATGATGGGGTTGGCTGCAGGTATTACTACGCACCGAACGACTTTCAAATGGACATCCGTGATGATGAAATAACAGACCAACATGTAATCATCATGACGGACTGTGATTACTACACTGATATGGACTATTGGTTATCATTCAAACGACCAATACTCCTGTACACTATGGTACCCGAGGCAACTGCTGGGACCGCAGACGAGGGATTCTTCTCAATCACGGACAACACCCTCCAGTTCTCGGTCTCTGGCGGAGGTTGCTATGAGCACCAACTCTGGGATTACTCTAGTGACACTGTGGTGACCATGGACAAACCATCAACCAACTGGACTCTGAGCAATGTCACCCTGCGATTCTGGAGCATGTTTCTTTCATGGCTCCGGGTCAGGTTAGTCTTTTCATCAGTCGATCACTTCAGTATTAGCCAGCACCGGAGGATAATCAGCATAGTGCCCTATGCTGTTGCCTCCTGCTGGTTTCCATGGAAACGATTCGAGTTGAAAAGAGCAACCATCACTCAGACCCTTGGAAATGGAGCACGGTACAACATCATCCGTGTTGTCAAACCTGATGGACCATACATTTCGTTGTGTGCTAACGGCTTTACATCATGTGTCACACTGCCAGAAGCAACCTTCAACGCAGCGTTGCTCGTGCACAAACACAACCGTGGAGCACACACACTTGCTGAAACGTGGAGGCGCGTCAATAAGAATACTGATGAAGACGGCGCAACAGTGTTGCATGACTACCTTATAGCAGGCTCCAACACACCAAAATACACTACCTTCCTCCCCGGTGTGCCAGCAGCGCACTTCAATTGCTGCTTGGGCAAGAAGATTACTGAGGATAAAATGTATGCTCGGAGATGTGGGCCTAGCCCATTGTCTGAGGAGGCAGTTTACCCAGTCAAATCAGCCGCGAATGAGGAACAGTGTTTGCTTGGTCGTGTTGTAGAACCGCAGCGATTCGCAGCCGCAAAATTTTCCGTACTAACAAGAAAAGCAAAAGTACATAACCGATTCATGGAATATGCTCGCGAGTTTGTAGAATTGCTGGTACCCGTCAAACACACTGGATCACCTGTCACTTATGACGACGTCATCATGGCGCAAAACCTCCCGCGCCAACGACAGCGCTCAAAGGCTGTGCAATGGGTCATCAATATGAAATTTGCAGTCTCATCATTTCTAAAATCAGAGGCATACAATGGACCAAATGACCCACGTAACATCAGCACAGTTCCTGTCACGCATACACTTGGATTATCAACCTTCACCTATGGCTTCAAGAAACATATACTGTCGCATGTGGCATGGTACATGCCGTGTCGCACGCCACAAGCCATAGCTGCTGCAATTAGACAATTAGCATCAAACTGCGAACGACTCGCAGAAGGAGATTTTAGCCGCTTCGATGGCCACGTCACATCATGGCTTCGCATCAACATCGAACAAGCGGCATACCTTCGGTGGGTACGAATTGAGCACAGAGACGAACTCACAAGACTCTTGAGTGCTGAAATGAACCCCCGGGCGTACACCAAGACCGGAATACGCTATGACCCTGTTTGCAGCCGACTCAGTGGATCACCACTCACCACTGACTCCAACACCATGATGAACGCATTTGTGTTCTTTGCTGCTGGTCGACAACAAGGACTGGCAGCTGATTGGTTGTTCGCAAACATGGGCCTATTTTACGGGGATGATTCAGTTGTACATGGAAAGCTGGTAGCTGATCCAACATTGGTTCGTACAGTGTTGGACACGTCGGAGACATTAGGATTACCACTCCGAATGTCTGTCAATGTCAAGCACCAACCAGTAACATTTCTCTCACGAATATTCGTGGATCCGTGGACAACCCCCGACTCTATGACTGAACCACTGCGGGCACTGCTGAAGATACACACAACCATCAATCATGATATGCCGCCACTTGACTGCTTAGCAGCCAAGGCGAACGCATACTTAGTCACTGATGGCAAGACACCGGTGATATCACAGTGGTGCCACCGCATATTGAGCATCATCCAGTCGTCAAAACCCGTTGACTTGGAGGATGTCCCATATTGGAGTAAGAACAAAGAGTGCCTCGCAGCACCGTGGCCACAGAACGAAATTGAGAAATATCCGCATATTGTGGCAAAGAGCCTAGGTGTTAATACCGTTGATGTCACCAACTATTGCTACGACCTGGAACACTACGTTGGTGGCTTTGATGGCATGCCTAAGCTAACAGTACCGCCTCTTGAGGTACGTGTAGAGTGCGAGGTGGACGGCGAAGTGCGCCGCCCGGGGGACATGCAATCAAGCAAGGCAGCTGATGCTACAAATCATGCAGGGCCTACAGTACATACCGACATACGAGCTGATAAGAACATTGGACCAGCTGTCATGCCAAGTGTCGCAAATCGAAGCAGAGTTGTCGTCAAGAGTACTGACGTACCAGGCGACGACTCTCCAGCTGCAGCGAGCCGTTCGGGAGTTCCTCGGAGCTCTAACAGCCCTGCAGGTCACAGCGGCGGGCATACACAGGGCAGGAGAGCGGTTGGAAAGGAATGCGTTAAGCAACCTGATTCAGCCAATGCAACTGCTACCGGGGCCAACCAGTTTCGTGTGCCGAAAGCGTTTCAGGAACGAGTTATCATCCGAAACCGCAGGCCAAGACCAGGGAGAAGTATGGGAGCAGCGAATGGAGGCACCATAGGGAGGCGCGAGACCCCTGTGGCAGTTCCACCGCCGCCG